GTTCCAGTCCGATCTCCGCAGCAATCGTCTGCGGCGACTTGATGCGCATGCGGCGATCGATGTCGTTGACCTGCGCGTCGGCCAGGCGATCGCGACTGATGACGCCGGGAAATCCCGCATCGATATCGATTCGCGCGACGCTCCCCTCGGGCAGCCGCCCCGCCTGCTCGGCGACCTCCAGCGCGCGGTAAAGAATATCGCGATCGTGCTGCCACTGCGTATCCTGCCAGCGCTCGAACGATTTGACGGCCGGGCCCTCGGCCACCAGTGTCGAGGCGTAGTTGGCGTTGCTGGCGTCAGATGTGAGCATGAACTCGGGAAGGACCAGCCGGGCGGCGACCGCCCGCAGCGTCGCCTGCACCACGGTCACGTAGTTCGCTGCGTTGATTCCCTTGCCCGGAAAATCGTATTCGACGTTGCCCGGCACATCCAAGATCGTGCCGGCCGGATAATGTCCGATGTGACGGGTCATGGCACTGGAAACAAACGAGCTGCCGCGCTGTGCCGCGACGGCCGCCCGCAGGGCACTGGCCGTATCCTGCGTGCCGCGCGTATGCCGGCGGAGCATGGCGATTGCCGTCTGGATCGTCGAAACGCGCGCCATGTTGGCCAGCACCTTCGTGGCCGCGTCCAACTGTTTTCGGACCGGCCAAAACAGCGGCAGTCCCCGCTTTTGACCCGAGTCGCAGTGCAGCCGGCGGTGCTGGATCTGGTCGGCGTCGACCCACCCCTCACCACGGAGATGATAGGCGAGCACTGTTTCGATATCGTCCGCCTCGGTCCGGACACCGTGCGACTCGTTACGGCTCGCACCGGCCGGCGCAACGACATCTTCGGGTTCCACAAAACGTACCAGCAGCTCGCCGTCGACCGGAAAGAGGCGCACAAAGACCTCGCCGTCGCGGTCGCGGCGCAAAATCATTTCTTGCTGCCGCAGACTCCAGCGATTGCCGCGCAGGAACTGGTCGAGCACCTCTTGCGCCGCGGTCGCCAGTTGCCCATCGGCCTGGTTATCCGGCTGCGCGTCGCGCACCGCGGCGGTGTAGGTATGACCGGTGCCGACGATATAACTAATACGGTTCTCATGCGCGTTGATGGCGAACGGATTTTCTTGCGCCAGATAACGCGCCGCACTGCGCGCCCGATCCAAATCAACCGCCTGGTGGCGCGGCAGTTCACCGGCGCGGTCGGGCCACGGGCTGCCGGCATCGTCGGGGCTTCGGCCCACAAAGTTATTCTGCGTCTCGTTGAGCTGCGTCATACTGCGCAGCAGCGTGGCGCAGGCTTCGGCCTCGGCCGTTTCGAGTTCGCGCAGTGCAGCGCGCCGCGCGCCGGATCCGTTCCACCAGCCAAACATCGCCTCACCCCTTATGATACGGATCGCTCGGTCGCGCCATCGTAGCCGAACAGCTCGTCCGCCTCGAAGATGTGTAGCGTCTCTGGCCAGCGCGGATTGTGCCGCGGCCAGCGCGCGATCCAATTCAACACGTCACTCATCGAATCGACGACCTCGATTCGCGAATCTCCGCCCGTCGGTTCATAGACGATCACATACATCACAAAAAGACCTCCTTAGACGGTGGCGGCCGTGATCTCCCACGGCTCGTCACTTGCGGGCAATTCCAGCGCTTCGGCAGCCCCCGCCAAAGCGATACAAAACGCCATCCCTCGATCGCCGTGTCCATAGTCGTCGCGCGGCGGATCGATCTTAAAACCCCATGACCGCTCCGTGATGTTCAGATGTTGCAAATCACGCAATAACACCTCGTCGTGATACAGATCGACGCGCCGCTCAGTAAAGACCTGCAGCAGCGCCGAGGCCATCTCGGCATGGTGCCGGGGGGTCATCGTGTATTCGATCAGGTTGGCGCCGATCGATTCGAGCCGCTGGGCCATCAGTTCGGCTTGGGCCGGATCATAAAGGATCGGACCGCCAAACGTTTCGTGGCAGCGGCGCACCGCCGCCTCGACACGCATCAGCGGGACACGGCCTTCGACCGGCGCCCACGATCGGCAGTCGACCAGGCGAATGCGCCCCTCCGTGACAGCCAGCGTAACCAGCGCGGCATGATCGCGCTTCGAGGCCAGATCCAATCCGCTCACACACATCCAGTCGTGATGGCGCCGTGGTGCCGCACTGAGGCGCTCGTCGATCGCCGCCAAAATATCTTCGCGTGCCAGGGCATCGCCTTTGTCCGGGACCCATTGTCCCAGCCAGAGACGTTGATAACGATGCGCCGGATTGCGCTGCTGTGACTCGCGCAGATCCTGCCGGCTGATCCAGGGCGCCGGCTGCGAATAGGCGGAAAAATCCCACCGCGGCGACTGCTCGGCAATCTGCCTCCAGCGATACTGCCAGGTGTCGAGCACGCCGGCATTGGTCGCGATCAACACGACACAGTGCGGCACCTTGTCCGCGTCATCAATCAGCGTCTGGGCGAATTGCTCGCGCTGGATATGGGATAGCTCATTGATGAGCACCATCGACGGGCGCGAGCCGTGCGTTCCATAGGGATCGGCCGTCAGGATATGACAGACCGCCCCGTTACGACGACATTTGATCTCATTGCGGTCGGCGATAATCTGTTCGGACAGTAGGCGATTGAGCGGCGCACCGACACGCTTTACCGCCTCGATAATCTGCCGCGTCTCCCGCGCTTGGTCCTGATCGTAGGCGCCGACCCGAATGCGGATATCGGCTTCGGGGTGTCCGAACAGCAACAACCACATGATCGCCAGTGCCAGGTCGGTATCTTTGCTCGCGCCCTTGGTGCGCTCACGCCAAGCACGATTGACCGCACAGGGTTGCCGATGCGCGGCGGCCATCAACATCGGTGCCATGGCCGCCAGGTCGCGCTCTTGGAACGCGCACCAATGATCGCCGAATCGGCCGATACCGGGGATGTGCAAATTCTTGCAAAAAAACAAAAAGTCAGCGGCACAGCGCTGTAAAAAATCGCTCACGAATCCCCCTGCGATGCAAGTTCATAGGGATCGTAAGCCGCAATGGTCTGTTCGATGAATGTTAGTTGACTACGCAGGGCGTCCAGATACTGACTCCACTGGACCGTTTGCCCGTCGATCGTGTAGGTCGGCTTATATTGCGCGCTGATCGCCTTGATCTGCGCCACAATGTTATCGCGTGCCACCTTCAGATCACCAACGTTATCTCCACTCGACGCGCCGACCAGGGCCAAGGTGGTCGACTGCAATAGTGCGCCGAATGTGCCGTCGGTCTGATGGTCGGTGAGTTGGGCACCCCATACATCGCTATCGGTCAACAGGTCGTCCAGGTGTCGATCGACCGAGCCGGTGGCCGGATCGCCGACCGTCGGCGCGAGTTTCATGGCATCGCGTACCGCCTGCGCTGTCACACCCGCACCGCCCGGCGCCAACTGGAGGGCATGCGCGGTGTATTGGGTCACTCCAGCATTATTTTGGACCATCTCATTGAGCAGTGCGTCGGATGCGCCGGGCTTGTTGGTCGCGTCGTAGGTGGCCGCAAAAAGGTGATCGAGATGGATGGCCGCTAGCCGCGCGTCGACGTCGCCGGTCGATAGGTCATTCAGAGCCGCCAGCCCAGCATCCAACTCCGCTTTGGTTGGACCGTCGTAACTGTTGAGTGACACCGTTACATGCGTCTCGATGTCGCTGGTCGAAACATCGTTGAGACCGGCAATCAAGCCGGGGATCGTGGTTTGCGTATCGTCTAAGACCGCGTCCAAAATCACATCCAGCCGGCCGGCGTCGGCCCAGTCGGCGAGCACCTGGCCGAGGGTTCCGGCAGCGTGTCCGCTGTCGGCCGCCGCCCACACGTCGGTGGCCGCCAGGTTGTTCAGGGCGGCAATCTCGTCGGAGATGTTTTTCAGATCATCATCATCGGCACCGCGAATGTTCGCTTCGGTGGTGCTGATCGCCTGGTCGAGATTGTCGAGGTTGGTCGCCCGGGCGCCGGTGATCCGTGTATCGTGGAGGGTGTCGAGCTTCGCCCGATCGGCGGCGGTGAAATCGGTGGCGATGTCGTCGACCACCATCGACTGGGCGGCATACTCGCGAGCGTTGCCGCCTTCGGTGACCGACCAGGCGAAATGGAGCGTCTCTTTAGCATGCGTGTCGGCGACCGTGTAGTCGGCCGTATAGTGGCCGGTCGAGACATTGGTGACACTGCTGAGATTCGCGCTGCGATCGGTCCCGGCTGCATTGGTCACCGCCAGGGTCGGCGTGGAGTCGGGCGCCTCCATGTTGCCCGCCTCGTCGTAGAGATAGAGGTGCACCACGTAGTCATCGCTGCCGCTGGTCGGACGGACCAGGTTGCCGGCCAACACCACATGGATGCGCGTGTTGTTTTGCAGGGCCAACACTTCGGCCGAGCTGGAGACCAACCCGCCGACGGCCAGGTTGTCGAGATAGCCGGCCCGCGTTGCGGTGATGCGCGTATCATGCAGCGCGTCGAGCTTGGTGCGATCGGCGGCGACAAAACTACTGGCGATCGTCGTGCCAGTCAGGCCGACCGTGGAAGTCGGACTGGAGACGTTCGCCCAGTCGATCCCCGCATTCCCATCGGCGCTGACATCCAGCTTGCGGCCGGTGGTGGTCGGTTGCAGCGGTGCCAGGCCGGTATCGTAGGCGACCACCAGTGCGCTGCTGCGACCGTTCGCGTCTTGGGCGATCTGGCCGGCTCCGGTCCCGCGGGTATAGAGTCCGCCGACCGCTTCGGCCGCCGCATTGGGCAGGGACGTCATCCCGCCGCGCACCGAGTCATAGGGATCGATTCCGAGCAGCGGAATCACCACGTCGGTCTCGGCCGCATCGGTCGCGCCGCTGATCGATACCATGAGGTAGGTTGCCGCCGAGACGGCATACCGCGCGTCGGCCAACTGGATCTCGTAGATACCCTTATGATTGGTCGCATCAACTTCGGCGAAGCGGCACTTGCCGGCCGACGGCGCAGCGTAGGTGCCGAGGGTCGAAATCGTTTCGATGTCGCCGGCCGCTTGGGTGTAAGCGGTCGGCGTCGCCTCATTGTCGGCGATCGTCGAGATAATCAGACCGCTGCTTGTTTCATCGAGCCCCGTCTGTCCTGCGCCGGTCGACACGGACGAATCGAGGATCTTGACGCGCAGGATCACGCTATCTTGATCGTGGGTATAAGAAATCAGCATCCGACAAATCCACCGGATAAGGTTAAGCGTCGAGTGTAATGAGGAAACGGACCCCCGCCGGCCGAGCAGTTTCGCAACAGCAGCCACCCGCCGTTACGAAGCTGCAACGCGCCATCCGACGGCAAGTCATTCCGCAGTCGCATGGCACACGTGGGAATATTTTCGGTGTAATAAATCTTCATCGGACACCAGTCGATGTCGTAATCGCTCGATCCACTGAGGCGCACCCAAAAGCCGAATCCATCCGCATTGACGTCTTCAACCGTGCGACCATCCCAGCCCCATAGGTCGGTGGGCCCGCCGATGACGTTCTGACCGACTGTTAGTGTTTCATCGCCCTTTAAAGTCCCCAGTTGCCCGCCTGGGTTTTCTCGGAGCTGAATGTTATCGACGTCGGGAATGGTGCCCGCAGAGGGCAAATCAATCATTACCTCGAAACCGTCGATCGTTGCTCCCGCCGGCAGTGATGCACCATATTGATGAGGGTGGATATCGCTGAAGGAGGAGGCTGCACTGGCCACCGACGCGTCATCGGCGAACACGTTCTCGGGGTCTGTCAGTGCATTGATGAGCACCGGCCCCAGATCCGCCGGATTCAGCCAACCAGTATCGGCCACCGTCAGACCTCCAATCCGCGCTGGAGGGCGCGCACGTCGTCGACGGTCGACGCGTCACGTATCTGCGAAATAACCGTGGCTGCCGTCTGGTAAAGCCCGCGCAACTCGGCAATTCGTGCCGCGGCGATCGCCCGCAGTGCGGCCACATCCGGCACCGGCACCACGTTGCCCCGTGCGTCGAAAAGACTCACGCCGGCGCCGTTGAAATCGTTGCGGTCATCGGCCGCAATGTGCGCCTCGCGCAGCGCGTCGCCGCCCAACGCAAACGTCTCGCCGCCGGCACTGAATGTCGACCCGTAAATCCGCTCTCGCAGCTTGCGCTGCACGGCTACCATCGCCAATCGCTTCTGGCGCCGCAAGCGGAATGCGGCAAAGTCGGGATCGTCGATCATCGCCAGCAGCGTCGCCGTATCGGGCTGCGCCGCGCCGATCTCCGCCGCGTCCCATGAGTCGATCCGCTCGGCCCGCCCGGCCGGCTTGCCGATCGTGAATCCTTCGGTCACACCGAATTGCCACTGGATTAGATCGGCCAGCACTACATGATCTCCTTGATCGAAGCCAACGCATTGCCGCCGCTGGTGACCAGCAAATCGGCAGCCGCACCGGAGTTTTGTTTCAGTCGCGCATCAACCGTGTCGCCGGCCGCGAGCGATGGAATGTGAAAATCGAAGTGGCCGGCCGAAAAGCCTCCGCCGCTATAGTTGATCCGGCGCAATGCGGAAAAGACATCATTGATATACAGTTCGCAATCGAATTTTTCGCCGCTGGTCAGGGCCGTATCAATGTTAGCAAACACCTCTAAGTCATAGCTTCCGGCGCGCTGAACCACGAACTTATTGCCGGCCAGGTTCACCAGGCTGCCGATATCGGATCCGACCGCCTCGTCCCAAGTGACCTGGGTCAGTGTGTTGTTGTTCAAAGTTTGGGCCGACGTCTGCCTCATGCCGGCCGAGTGCGCGGCGAGATGCTGAGAGAGGATCAGCCACTGGCTGCCATTATAACGACACACCAAGCAGTCAGCCTCGACGAACATCAGCACATCGGAGCTGCCGCCCAGATCATTACCATTGCCGTCGACCGTGACTTTGTGCTTGGTCGTGCTAGTCGCGCCTTCGGTCCCCACATAGACGCCGAAAACAAAATTGGTCGCCGGCGAGGCGGGCAGATCGAGCTCGATGTCGCCGGACGACAGATCGCAGACGACCAGGTCCTGATCGGCGATCGCATAGGGAGAATCGGTATTGGCCTTGGCCGTAATCGGCAGTTGCAGGGCGCGGCGAAAATCGGGCAGCAAGATGCCGTACTCTTCGCTGCTATTAAAGAGCACCACATTGTCGGCCTCGTCGGTCGACGTTTTGGACGCCATCGGATTGGTGCCGGCGACCGAACCGAAACTGCTCACGAGCCCACCTCCACGCGATCCAGGCGCCGGCGAACCTCGTCGATCGCCGCACCATTGAGTAGGCTGCGACTTTCGTTATCGACCAGCTTGTCGACGATTTTGATTAGCTGCTGCTGGTTTGTTTCGATCACGGTAATCCGCCGATCCCAACGAATGAAAAAACCGGCCAACAATACCAAGTGCGCCACGACCGTAAGCCAGTCACGCATCCCCAGGCGCACGCGGCCGGTATTATCCGAGTCGCCCGACCCACCCTTATCATTGCCGCCCTTATCCGGGCCGAAGCAAACGCGCACGCTGATGATCCCATAACAGTGAACGGGCCAGGTCGCCCGGGGTGGTGTAACCATTAGGCAGCCACGGCACCGGATCGATGCCGCCGTCGATCGCCGCGGCGCGGCTGACCAGCTCGGAGCAGACCGGATCGTCGCCAATCGTATCGGGACGTCTCGGCAAGATCCGGGCCGCCAGCCGTACCAGCGGCGTGCGACGCAAGCCCAGATGCACCAATCGGCGCAGACCATACGCACCGCCGGACATTTCGCGTGCCAGGCAGCCGGCCGCAGCCCCGCGAAATCCCGGATAGTGGCGCCGGTCGACCGGCACCCAGCACCACATACCCGGATGTGCTTCGACCAGCCGCTCTAAGTTGCGGGTCGCGATGCCCGAGAACAGTGCGCCGGTCGCCTCGATCAGCGGGTCGACCGAGGTGATCAGCTCGGCGTGACAATAGCTGCTCCGCTCTTCCAGCCGCAGCAGCCAGCCGCGCAGGCTGGTCGGTCGCGCCAGCAGCAGGTCGCCGACGGCGATCTGGTCGATCAGCTCCGAGAGCGGCGCGGCGGGTGGCAGGTCGCAGGCCATGGTCTGGTAAATCCCAGATAGTGCAGGACGAAAAAAAGAGAAACACAAATCGGCGGGCGACTAGGAACCAACCTTGTCTGCCGCTTGGGAAGCTGCGATTTGTGTTTTGGCCCGCTGCAGGCTGGCTTGTTCGTTGAGCCGCGCGTTTTCCGCGACCGCGGCCCGCTCCGCCTCTTCGACGCGAATCTTATTGTCGACGATCCGCCTAATCTGGCTGGCGAACTCCGGATCGTCATCAATCAGCTTCGGCACCATCGTTTGGGCCACGCCGCGCAGGTGCGCTCTCAGTTCCGCCGGCTTCAATGACAGATCATAAAACGATTTGAGTTTCTGCATCGCGCCGCTGTAGTCGCCGATCGCCAGGTCGGTCAGCGCCTCGCCGGCATAGGTGAGTCCGTGGCCGTGCAAAATACGGCCGGTCTCGGCGTAGACCCGGCGCCGCTGCTCTTGGCGGTCATCGCGTTTGACGGACAACTTGACGGCCAGGAAAGCAGCGGCAGCCACCGCGATCAACGTGATAATGCCTTGGGGCGTGACGCTAAACATCGTTCTGTCTCTCCAATGAAAAGTGTTCCGGGTCGTGTTCGTGTCGGTCGCAAACATCCCATGGCTGGCGAGCCGGCATCATTGTGCACGGCGTCGCGTTATCGGGATGCGTGCATACCAGCGGTATAACATTGTGCGTATTGGCGGCATACCAAATGCACGTCTCACAGCAGAATCCACTTGCTAATTTGTCGGCCACCGAACGAGCCATAACAATCCTTAGTTGCTGACTCGCCGGCGCATCTCAAAGACAAACCCCAGCCCGGCGGCCAACACGCCCACCGCCACAATCAGCCAGGTCGGATTACGCGAGGGTGCGGGGACCGGATCGACCGGCGGCTGGGGCTGCGGGTCCAGATCGGGCAGCGGCTCGGCCGGTTGCGGTTGCGGAGCCGGCTGCGGTGCCGGCTGCACCGGATCGGCGCGGCGGCGCGGGCAATTAGGGCAAAGCGCCTGTTTGGCAGATTTTGCGAGATCCCAGAAAAGCTGCGTCGAATCGTTAGGAACGTTTTCGCCCGATCGATAATAGAGCACGCGCCCCGACGCTAATTGCAAACAGACTTGGGGAGATTGTTGCGATCGACCCCAATACTCGCGATAGCGGCGCGACCCGGTGGTGAATCGGTTGAACCGCGTGCGATCCCGAAACGATCGCAGCCGCTCATCTCCAGAAAACATATCGGCCACCTGGCCACCGTCGTCGACCACCGTTAGATACATCTTGCCGTCGTCGTCGGGCAACTGCGCGGTCACCGCCGCGGCACACAAAACGAGTGATGCAAACATGCCATCTCCTAACAAAAAAACGGAACGGGGCGGTTGTGGGTCGTCACCGAAAAGCGGGTCAAGCCGCCCTGCGTGGCGGCGGGGGGATGTCGGCCAGGGCGATCGACCAGCCAGACCACTGCCCGGCGAACTGGTCGATCGTAAGCGTTCGCAGCCGAGCCGGATGATTCGAGTCGAGCAGCACAGCACGGCGCGAGTCGAGCGAGACCAACAGCGCCATATGTCGGCCGGAGGTCACCAGCTCGACGGCGACCGGATGCCGCAGATCCAGTGCCCGCCGCAAAAACGCCCAATCGCGAAATCCTCGGTCGCGCCAGGCATAGGCCAGTCGCGAGCCGGCGAGTTTCTTTCGCGTGGTGCGCGGCACCTCGCCGCCGCCATAGACGGCCAGCCACTGCGACGCGACGCTGAACCGGCCATGCCAGCGCATCGCCGTGGCCAGCGTGGCGTAGACGCAGCTCCCCTCTCCGCGAGCCGCATAATTGGCGACCCGCCAGCGAGCCGGGATGTCGGGCGGCTGCGGATCGTGATTCGGAATCGGACAGACCCCGCCGGGACAACCTTTTTGTGGGCGGTCCGATCCGCTGGGCACTCCCGGGGAATTCCCAGGCACCTGAGATTCCACAGTGCATCCGGCCGAAAAGAGACAGACCAAAAAAATCAAAAAAAACTGCATAATCCGGTTTCCCCGCGCCGAAGTCTCTGTTAGGCTACTTCCGCCGGCAGTGCGACACGTGGGCAAAAGACGCACCCGTGGTGCCGTGGTGAGGGTGGTTTGCCTGTTTCGCCCTGTCCCGGCAAAACAACTATGCGCCATAGATTGCCTATGTCAAAAACTCGCCCAAATTTTTTTCGCGATCCACGCAGGGAGTGCGTCGGTGTGGGCACGGAGGCCCATTTTTTTCATCGCGCTGGCGGCGGGGAAACGACGTGAATAGCACCGATCTGACGATCGACTTTCGTGGCGTCGAGCTATCAGTGAGGGATTTTCCGCGCACCCTGCAGGGATGGGTCGCGTTCACAATCGCCTTTAGCGGCAATGTGGCGTGCCGGAACAAAGCGGCAGCGATGAAAGTATTGCTCAGTCAAGCCGAGGCGATTATTGAGCAAGTCAAGACGGGGGAAGCGCCCCCGTAACCCGCTCAAGTGCATCTTCCAAACCGCGATGTCTGCCCGGCGCGGGGGACGGCCGTATCCGCGTGCGGCAGCGCCGGCAGCATCGTGGTTGGCCGTGCAGGTGTCGTCCCGAATAGATGAGGGTTGAGTATGGCGTCGGAATCCTCGAAACTGCGGCGCGAAAAGTATATCACCTACAGCAGCGCGCGCCGCTGTGGTGTGCACCTGATTCACTCGCCCGAGTGCGGGCACTATCTGGAGACGATCGGCGGACCGTGTGTCGTGCGGTTCGCCGTTGGTCGCGGCGTCGGCGCCACACTACGCCACGTCGGCGTGGTGTATTGTCGCCGCTGTCACTTCGAGCCGCAGCGCCATCCACGCATGATCTACGCGCACCAGCTCGTCGGATTGACCGACTATGAAGCCTTCTTGCGCTGCGCACTCGATGCGGCCTGGGAGTCCATCCAGACAATCACCCAGCCACGATGGTGCCGCTGACTACCTGCGATATCTCAGATACCCGTTTACGGCAGCTCCCGGCCGTCGGGCAACTCGACGCTGCCGGGCCACTGCGTCGGATAGACGCCACGTTCGGCGCGGTGCGCCGGCACGATCTCGACCGCGACGACCAGAATGCGGACGGTCCACCGTGGTTGCCGATCATTGACGATCTGACCCAGCACCGCGGCCAGGCCACTGGAGTGGACCAGCGGATCGACGCCGACAGTGAGGATGTCGGCGTAGACGATGTCATGCGGCACGCCGACCTCCAGCACCTGCTCAACCCAGCGGATCAGCGCCGCTTCCGGCGCGGCGCCGGAAAGGTCGTGGTGGACCTGGGCACCGGGGATGCCCTGGTCGGGATAGGGCAGCGCGATCCGCAGCAGTTTGCCGTTGGCGATCTCTTTGCGCTGCCGGCCGGAGAGCCGGTAGCGAATGCCCTGTGATTTCTCAGGCACTGGTATATCCCCCTTAGTTCGTGAGTTCACCGCTGCTCGGCGCGCAGGCGCCGAACCAAGCTGGCCAGCCGTCTCGACTCTCTCGCCGATCGCTCGGCAGCGGCGGCGACCGCGGCGTCCAGCACCAGCGCGCGAATCCAGTCGCTGCCTTTGTGCTGGCGGAGCTCGTCGAGGATCCGCTTTTCGGCGCGCGAGACACAGATCCCATACGTCTCGCGCCGCGGATGCCGGAGCTTCGGCCGTCCGACCCGGGCCGTTTTCCCCTGTTTTGTAGGCATTTTTGCTCGTTCTCGCTCGCGGAAAAAAATCTAGAAAAAATACCGCTGGCCTATTGACGGGGCCGCTAAAGAGTATAGACTATATTCCAGTCGAGGGCAAAAGCACGAAGGAGGAAACGATGGCGAAGAGCGAACCCACACGCCGGATACCTGGCGTGACTGACGAGCGGATCATCCGAGGTTTTTTCGGCCGGCGGGCCAGACCCTATGACTATACTGTCACGGCCGAGGATTTTGACCGCGACGATAACGAGGGACCTGGACACTACGTCGGCATCACGGTGCCGGCCAGCCTCGCGGATCGATGGGACGCCGGCATCATCGCGTGCCGGCGACGCAAAGTTGGCAGCCGCAGCCCCGAGGGGCTACTGATCCGGTATCGGATCATGGCAGCCGATGATACGGCCGATCTGCCGCCGGCGCTGGCCGCATATCTGGCCGCGAAAGAGGCCGCGGCCGAGAAACAGGCCGCGGCCAAGCGCAAAGCCGCGGCCGAGAAACAGGAGGTGGACCGTCTGCTCGACGGGTTGCGGGCAACAAGCGTAGAGCCCGCTCCCGGGGACTGCACGTTTGGCGGTCCGGGGATGCAGAGGCTCGACCGCGGAGACACGACCTATCTGGAGGGGCGGACGGCGGACGGACGACGCATCGTCCGCGAGGACTGTCGCGGATATGACGACTGTCGCACATATTATCATGCTCCGCATGATATCGCTGTAGCATGGGCCATGGCCTATGCCGCGCGCCAGGGCATCACGCCTGAGCGAGCCCATGAGTGCATCGGCAGGTGGTTGTCGCGGTAGTGACCTGCATCGAGCGGTCGCCGGCCTGTGATATCCCAGGTAGTTTTTCTAGCGGCCGAAGGCCGCATAGCAAGGAGGATGGCAGTGACGGAAGTGATGGTCCACGTGGACCGAGACGCGGCTATCCGCCGCGGTATCAACGGCACCAATTCGCCGGTGCTGGTATCTCTCGACGTGGCGGCGATTTCGCCAGAGGATCGCGGACGACTGATCGTGTGGCCGCGTGACTAGTGATATGCTGCGGGGCCGCGCCGGCCCCATTGAAGCCGAGGTGCGCGAAGAGCTTCGAGCCACCTGGGCGGCTCATTCCGGCGCGGCCCTCTTTTTTCCAGCCTGGGATATCCCGGTGACCCTGCGATATCCCAGTGACTGCACTACTCTCGCCGCAAAAACTCCGCGCGGCCGGTCAACTGATAGATCGCCGCGCGCAGGAACGAGCGGCTCGCTGCCTTTGTGCTCGCGGAGCTCGTCGAGGATCTGTTTTTCCGCGCGCGAGACACAAATCCCATACGTCTCGCGCCGCGGATGGCGAAGCTTCGGCCGGCCGACCCGGGCCGCTGCCCATTGCCCGTGCTGGGCAGCGATTGAGTAACCTGGGATTTTACCTAGGCGGAGTCGGAAGGCAATGTTGACTGCACTTTTGCTGGCCCTTGCAACTGCTCCAGATGCACCTGGATCCGCTGCAGGTACGCGGTCATAGCCGCCTCTTCCTCCTGCACCTTGACAGCGTCAATCCGGAGATACCCCAGAATCGCCTTGTTCACGTCCCACTCTGCAGGCGGGCCGGTAATGCCCGAATCCCTGTGGTTTTCCTTGGCCCAGGCCAGAAACGCCTCCAGGAATGCGATGGTGTCCTTTTTGCGTCGCAGACGCCGCAGCTGCGGCACATCAGGTGGTAGCAGATCAATCTCGTCGGGGGCCGTCTCAGTCACGTAGGGCCTCCACAGGTCTTGAATGCACCCAGGGGGAGCCGCCAGATCCTTGCCCCGACGTACGTCCTCCTCGGCCGGTATGGAATCACACCCAGGGCGATCTCCCGAAGTTCCCGCGAATCGCGCGGCAGGAAGGACTTCCCACGGTCTGCGAGCTGCGTCACATCAACTGCCTGACGAATCGTGCATCCGAATTCGATCTCATACGTCGCGATTCGCCGGAACCACGCGGGCGACAGCTCGCGTAACGAGGCCCACTGGTCGGAATCGCCGAAGATGCAGCTCATGCATGACACCCGGCCCCAGCCCAGTTTATAGGCCGGGTGCGGGTCCACCCGGTAACGATGGAGGAGCTCCCAGACCCGTTCCTCGGGCCAGTCAATAATGACACGCCAATGATCGACCCGCCGGCTTTGACTGTTACAGCGGTGCTTCTCCATCTCCGCATACTTGCTTCGCGCGGCGGACTCCTGCCGCCGCTCGCCCGTCACGAAGAGAATCTTGGCGTTGCGGAACGCCGGGTCGTTGTTAAGCGCCCGGGCCGCGACATCGATCTTGAGGTAGGCGGAACACCACCTCACTTTCAGGTCCGCCGAGACCTGCGGGAACTTCCGCCGGGTCGAGCGCTTTCCCGTCGTGCCACCGACTGTGCTTGTTGTGCCGTCCTGCCGCTGGAACCGCACCGGATTCGTCCGCCTGTCCTCCCGTAGCATCTCGGCCTTAAAGCCACCGCTCCGCCCCTGGAAGAAAGTCTTCACACCGAACGTCTCACCAAAGGCTGCGCAATACTCTGGCGTACAAGGCCAGTCCATCAGCGGCACGCCATTATCAACGTCCTGGTGCCAAAGCTGGATCTTCGCGTCGGGGACGCCCAGGTCCAGCATGTGTAGATAACACGCCGTGCTGTCTTTACCCCCGGAGAACGACACGATCACATAGTCGTACTCATCGAGAGGCAGAATCTCCGTCGTATTCGGCCGTGGCATCGCGATTCCCACCTAAATCGAAGTTACGTGGTACGGACGTCATTCCACCTGCTGGAACTCTTTGTTACTCTTTCGCCGACCACCCGGCCCGCGAAGGATCGCGTTGTCGCGCATAGATACGGGTCGGTCGAGCCGGCCCCCATCTCGATGCGTCGCTCACGCCAGGCCCGCAGATCGGCGAGCGTTGCCGCGTCCCACCACAGCGGCACATCCCGGCCGCGGCCCCGTCGCCGACCATCCCGCTGGGACACACGCTTGGTCGCTTCCGGTCGCACACGGATATGCGGCCGCTCATCGAGGCAGGCGACGTCGGCCAGTCGCAGCGCCACCATCTCACCGACGCGAAGACCGCAGCAGACGGCCAGCCGCACGATGGTCAGCGTGCAGCGATTGCCGGCCGTATCTGCCCTCTCCCGCATATCCGTGATGATGCGACCGATCTCACCGGCCGTCAAAATGCGCCTCGCCGCTATGGATCTCTCAGCCAACCGGCCACCCGCTCAGTGAAGATCAGTGCACCATCGATATTATATCGATCGTCACCACCCTCACCACGGCACCACGGGTGCGTCTTTTGCCCAGCGTGTGCACCCCCGAGCGCTTCGCCTGTCACTCTCACAGGGCCCCAGACGTCGTGTGAGGCGATCCGTAGGGGGTCGGCGTATGATTTGACTCGGTCGCAGCCGCACGGCCTTACACGGCCGCTGAGGCGTTCTCGCCGCTTGCCATGCCAAGTCACCGACAAATACCAGATCCCTGAGAAATCCCAGGGCCAGGCCAACCCCGCCATCAGACCCGATCAGCACCGGCCAGGGCGAAGCCGCGAAGCGGTCGGATCCGCTCGCCCGAGTCCCTACACGACTCGGCAACCCAAACAAAACCCCGGGAAAAACCGCACATCCGCCGCAAAGCGGCGCACCAGGCGGCGCACCGGGGACTGATCGGCAGTGCGTCAGCCAGGGGGATCGGGCGTCGCCGGCCGCGCGTCGACCACCTGCCAGGCGTCGGTTGGCGTGGTCTCCAGGTCCAGCGCGGCAATCGACTTGTCCCGCCTCTCGCTCGCCGCCGCAATCTCGCGCACGTGCTGCAGTCGCTCGGTCGGCGATAGATCAGCATGGTGGTGCCGCAGGTAGTACGCCGCCAACAGCGAGACGCGCTCCCACCGCACCGCCGTGGTGATCCGTGCCGACTCGGCAATCGTCAGATCCACCGGCCCGACCGTCTCGGACCCCCTTCGCTGATCGAGCACCGCGGCCGTCAGCGTCGCCTTCAGCCGATTTGTCAATGTCGTGATATACCCCGCTCCGGGCGGCAATCGCCCGGTCGAAAATCCATGCTTCAGCGCGTTGCGATTTCCTTTCGGCGCGCCGGCTCCGGGCCGCGCTCCGCCCCGACGATCCGCATCACCCATTTTATCCCCCTGTGATTTCCCAGGTACGTTCCCAATAATGTTTACCAATTCGGTGAACATTGATTGTCCGGCCGCCCGCGCATCAGCGCGGCCGCGCGGGTGCGCCTTCGCCTGGTGAGTCGCCTTCGACTGGCGTCATCCCCCGATCCCTCCCAAGCCACACAGGTAGACGAATCGCCACCAACCGCCGCCCCTGATACCAGTGTCGATCCCGGCCGTCGGCATACCAGTACGGCGAGGCGGGCAGCACGGACATCGGCAGCAGTGTCCGCGAACAGTGCCGTCCTACCACTTCGATCGAGCGCGGCGGCACGACCTTCAGCCGTCCATCGACGTGATACCAGCGATATGGCCCTCGCCGGCCGCGCCTCGATCCCGATCCGGTTTCCACTCGATTTGGCATATCAGCTCCCCCTCGCTGTCGAAGATGGCCAAGCATCTGCGATTTCGCAGTGCCAGGGCCAGCGGCAGATACCGCGCCTGCCCGTCGGACTTTACCTGTAGCACCGCTTCGCCGAGCCGGTCGCGTGCCAACTCCCGTTTCGCATCTGGCATCCGAATCAGTTTCGCCACAGCACAGGCCAGACAGACAAGCTTATGATTCGCCGAACGCAAATAAAGCGTACATCCGCACTCATCGCACCCTGCCATCAAATTCGCCCCCTTTCGAAACTGCAGGTGTCCGGGTTGTCCGCGTTGGCTGGGTAGTTTTCACTCGCTCGCTGTTTTGCACGGTTATCACTTGTTTTTTTTCAACGCAATGAGTGGGAAACTACCCAGACAACCCGGACACCTAATATCTAACTTCTCGCCAGAGACGAGTTTAAGTATGTCCGGGTTGTCGCCTATCAACCCGGACACTACCCAGACAACCCGGACAATTTTTATTGGACTTACATCAATCACCCCTGAATCTCCGAAATACCGACATAACACCACAACCGCTGACCCGCAACGGTAATGCGGCCTCGCGCGATTTTGGGGTCCAAACCGAAGTGTCGATATACCTCGCCGGCAAACTTATTCGCCGCCAGCGGACGACTATGACCCGTCTCAGAACACCACACTTTGTACTGTTGATAGACGGCGCGCACGACCGCAAAACCATCAGGATCGGCCCGATAGTGCTCATGCAAAAAAAGACGCGCGGGGTTATTTTCGATTTCGTAGCCTCGGCGCGCCTCGGCGCAGATGTCCGGCTCTTCGAAATATCCGCGCTGTCCGAGCCGGTGCCGGCCTTCGAGCGCCCACTGCAAAATCCCAGGCAACTCGCCCTGCTCGGCCCACCACCGCGCGTCGGTCAAGGCCGGATCGACTTCGTGATGCGGTATCTGCACGGTCCACGGCAGCAGGATCAAGCGCCGCCAAACACCCATCGAGCGATCCCGGATCGTGGGCAACTGATTGGTCGCGACGATCAATTTTGCGGTTGGCGTCGAAGAAAACGCGCCCTTGAATTTTCGCTCGAACTGCATCCGGTCCCCGCCCGTCCAACTTTTTAGTATGCCTTCGGCGACGCGGTCGATTTCTCCCGAATCACCGGCAATATTGGCGAGCTTGCCGTAGGTTTGGACCAGCGAAAACTTTTCGCCGATCCGATCCAGCCCGACGTGACTCACGTTCTCGCTTCCTAACACCGCCTCTAACACGGCCGAAAAAACCCCCTTGCCGTTACGACCTGCGCCTTGGAGTAGCAAGAATTTTTGCAATCGGGTCCCGGCGGTCAAACAGTATCCGATCCACTCGGCCAGGAAGCGAATGACCTGCTGATCTCCGGCGAGATTGCGCTCGAGAAATCGATGCCATCGGGGACATTCCGCGCCGGCCCGGTATTCATACGGCAGCCCCACAGCGCTGAACCACCGCGGGCTGAGCGGCTCCATGATGGGCGGATGCTGATCGAGATCCAGAATCCCATTGGCGACGGCCAACAGATTGCGATGCCGGCGCTGGTCGTCGTCGATCCAGATCGGCTGATCGACGTCGGCGGGCACACCGACCAGCGAGCGCAGGGCCCGCACGACGTTCGTCGTCAGGCTGCCGGTCACCTTCCGCGCGATCCCCGCATTGTCCTTGTCTTCGACGGCCAGGCGGTCGAATTCGTCTTTGATGGCGATCTGCAGTTTCCATTGCAGATCCTCGTCGGCCAGCACCCGGTAACAGGGACCGACCCACCGCCACCACTCGCTGCGCCAATACCGCAGATCGTGCCCATGACGCTGGCGATACTGATCGACGCAGATGCGCGCCAAACGAAACGGATCGTCGGGACTTTCCACCGCTTCGCTGGCCGAGGGTGCCGCATCGCGTGAAAACGTCTCCGCCTGGCCGGCCAGGGCATCCAGCTCCGAAACACTGTGATCACACAGATAATCGCGCAGATCGCGCCCGTGATGCTCTGCGATCTCATATGGCAGCCGGACCAGCCGAACCCGCGCGGCATGCTCGGCCAGCTCAGGACACCATCCGGGACGCTTCCGGCCACCCCGATCAATCCGATACGTCGCCCCCTCGATGCCGGGCCGGTCGGCGTCCGGAACCACCACGACATCGCACTCGGCCAGCATCTCGGCCAGCGGTCCGGCTCGCTCCATCGCGCCGAATGCGCCGGTCACCACGATGCGGCCCGGATCGGCGGATAGCAGGGCCAAGGCGTCGGTCGGTCCCTCCGTCTTCCAGACTTCGGCGCCCGGCGCGATCCCTTCGACCGTGCCGATCAGACCAGCGCGGGACCCGGCCAGGGTCAGGATCTTCGCCGACCCGCGACCGGCCGGTAAAGTCGAGCCATCCAGAGCCATCAGCACCCAGCCGACGACCGGCCCGCCGGTCAGCTTCGGACCATAGATCGGCAGCGCGATGACGCGATGCGTGCCGGCATAAACGGCACACTGGCCATGGACCAGCCTGATCCCCGCCGGCGAGATGGGCGGCTTTTGCTGGCACCAGCGCGCGACCGCGATCCGGTTATACGGCCGAAATTCGAGCAGATCGAGCCGCAGCCGTTTTCGCGGTCGACTGCGAAATCCCAGATAATCGGCAATTTTTTGTAGCGACTCGCGAAAAGAACAACCGGTCATCCAGCCGACCGCGGCGATTCCGTCGCCATTACGCTCGCGAAAACACTGGTTGCAAAGCACGGCGCCGCACTGGCGATCGACCAGGCGAAAACGGTCGGATCCGCCGCAGCGCGGGCAGCCGTGATGCCGGCCGTCGAGCAGCTCCGGCTCGATGCCGGCGACCGCCGCCAAGATTTCCGGCCAGCGCCCGGCAGCCGCCGCCTTGATGTCGCGCGCCTCAATTCTCATGCGGTTCGATCAACTCCCGATATCCGGCCGGCGCCGGAAAGTGCGGCAGCGGTCCCACTGGCTCGCCGTCGGGCTGGTCCGGATCACTCCATCCCCGATCATCCTCGCCGACACCGCGCTGGAAATAGGCGATCAAAAAGGCGACGGCGCAGGCCGCGTGCTGCAGATGCAAAAGGCCGCTTTCGGTATCATGATCCTGGCCGGACCAAAAGGCATTCATGTGGCGCAGTGCGGCGCCATAATAGCGCGACCAACGCATGCCCCGCGCCCAATTGTGATCTCCGTATTTTGCGGCGCCGTGCGTCAGCACCTCGCCTAGTCCCTCGATCATCTCCGGCGGGATCAATTCGAGCCTGTTTTTTCCCCGATCATGCTTTTTTCCCTGCATCGCATTACCTCGATTTTAGGAGCCACGGTTCAAAAAACGCACGGCGGCCGTCCAGTACGACGCCGCAGCCGAGAATCGGTTTTTGTTTGAAGCGCCGGCCGTAATAGAACTGCAGCCTTTTGGCGTCCACGCCGCATCCGACCGACAGGCCGAACACCCGAAACTCGGCATTGGCCCACCAAGTGCAGCCGGCCTGGCTGTGATGATGACCGATAATCGTCGACCGAAATTCCTCGCGCGCCTGGGCCAGCGCGGCGCCCTTCCCGCCGGCGCCGGTCTCGCCGTGGCTGTAGGCCGCCCCGTCGATCACCAGCTTGGCGAATCTCGGATGCACGCGCCAGCCCGATAAATCCCAGAGATCCGCATAATCGCGCAACACCTCCGGAGGCAGGCCGACCGACTGGGCCTGCCGCTCGGTCAGTGCATCGTGATTGCCGATTAGCCAATCCGCCTCCGGAAACGCCTCAGCCAGCCGCTTCGTCTGGACGCGCGCCGCGCGGTATTCGCTCGCCGCACTAGAAAGCGACGGATTCCGTTCGTGATAGCTGATACTCTGCCAATCGACCACATCGCCGATATGGACTGTGCGATTGGTCTGGTATTTATCGGCTATGCGGCGCAGGAAGGGAACGTACCCCTTCCGCATGCCGGGACAGTGTGTGTCGCCGATTACCAACACGCGCGCCATCGGATGCCCCTTATTGTGAGTCTTCAAAATGCCGGTGCGCTTGCCACAGGGTCCGAAATACGAATCGTTCGGCCGCCACCCGGCCAGGCAAAAAGAACCAGGGGATGCCGTATCGCACCCACCAGCTCTGCGCCGTCCGTGATATGACCTTCGGCCGCAATCGACTACGCGGCGGCGGTGCGCGGAGCACGGTCGACAACTCCGCCTCGACCACCACCGCCGCCCGCCGATACTTCGCCAGCCGCTCCATCTCGCGCGCAAAACAAGCCCGCCGCTGACCGAGCGTCCCAAAGAGATCGGCCATGCTCTTTCTTTCGATGGCGATCCAGTCCGGCCGGCTGTCGAGCTGGTAATCCCCTTCGCCGAGCGTTTGACGGACCGTCGTCACGTCATAGACCGCATCGCGCCGATCCACGGCGATATCGGCGAACCGATACGGCGCCTGCTCGCGCGTATCGACGGCGATGATGAACGGGCACCGCACTTTCCCAGGCATTGGCAAATCCCAGATATCCGGCTGGTACGATATGGTGGACGATGCTGCCCACACCAGCATCATCCCTCGATCCATTTGACCCAGCGGCGGCCGCAGATCCGGCACCGCTTGGCAATCCGCGCTCCGTCGCTGGCATCGGGAGACACCGCAATCACCTCGGCGCTACGATGACCGCAGGGCCGGTCCGATTCGGTCAGCGCGGCGCCGGGCCACTCCCCCAGCTCGACGATGCGCCGCGCGGTGCCCGGATCGTAGGCCGCGAACTGATCCGCCGGATCATTTTCATCGGCATGATAGCGCGTCCGATGCGCGAGCGGTGTGAGTGGCGCATCGCTCATACCGAATCCCAATCGTCATCTCGGGCCGAGTCGTACTTCGCGAACGCGGCCTGCACCGCGTCGACGGCCATCACGTCCGCAACATCCGGATTCCGCGGATTCCAGATTGAGTTTCCCCAGTTGGCAATCGAGACTCCCGACTTGCTCCCCTTGCTCCACTCTTCGACCTCGCAGACCAGCATCTTGCCGGGCGCATCGGCTTCAAAATCGATGTCCGCATCGGTCCCACCCTCCAACAGCCCCAGCGCCAACGCGGCGACCAGGTGAGATTGAGATGGTGACCCGTCATCCTTGAATTTCAGAAACAGCGCGATCTCTTTTTTTTCTTGGCCTGGCACCGTGCCGCCGAGCACCTCCAGGTTGATGATCGTCTTTTCGCCGCTGGAGGTCTCTTGTCGCTCGCGGCAATCGGTCACGTAGCAGAGGTAGCGGCCGGGTACCGGACGCTCCGCATCGTAGGTTTTCGCATCATTTTCGCTCTTCGCGCCGCTGGCATTCAGTCGCATTTTGGCCCCCTTTGGAAACTCAAAAAGACACTGTGAAAAAACAGATAGCCTGACAGACAACAAGATCCAAACAAAAGATACCGCCGGAAAAACCCGCACCGATGTCGCTAAAACGGGATCTCACCCTGACCCTCGGCCCACGCGAGAAGCTGATCTCCCTGGGCGACGGTCAATTGCGCCAGCTTGGTGGCGCCGGGCTGCAGCTCGCCGATGCACTGCTGCAGCGCGTCGAGTCCGACCCGATGCGTCTTGCAAAGCTGCTTGATTTTCTGCTGCTGCCAGTGAGGCAGCGGCCCATTCTCGGGCTCGCGAAACGCTTCGGGCCCGGGCGCCACATCAGCCTTTTCACGGGCGCCCTGTGTTTCAGCAGAATCCTGAGAACCCACAGATACCTGTTGATCGCCAGGTTCGGCCGGCCGGTCGGCTTTGTTGCCCTGGCCGGCAGACTGGCCCTGCGCCCCGGCGCCGGCGTCAGTCGCGCCGGCCGGCTCCCCCTCGCTCAGCCAGCCGACCAGCGGATCGAGAAACGCGGGTCCGGGCAGGCTCGCAACTTGGCCGTCGAGCGCACTGCAGCGCGTCTTATCGACACTTAGGGTATGGTCGAGCGCCATGGAACAGACGACGTCGAATTCATAGTCGACCCCATCCCGCTGCACCGGTTTGACGCCGATCTTTTTTGGCACAGCCTTGCCGTTTTCCTCAATCACCGCATATTCGGTCTTGGTGCGCATCGTCGCGATGACATGGCAGGGCAGCGCAAGTATTTTTTCGACCAAAGCATTGCATTCGGGGGTCACTTTCGCCCATCCCGAGGTGAACTTATTACCGCCGGCCGCGTCGACCATCTCCAATGCGCCACCCTTGCCGGTCCAGGCATGCGACAGCGAATCGACCACCACCACCGCCGGCCGCATCCGCACCGCCTCATCGAGCGCGGCGATATAGGTCCGCGGCGCGAACGACATCAGATTCGCGACGTCGAACTGCCAGGCGACCCCGTCCGGCGCCATCCCGACATACTTGCTAGCCGAATAATGCTCGGTGTCGATCACACAAACCCGCCCGCCCCGCGCCAAAGCAATTGCCCAGCGCAGCGCGGTAAATGTCTTGCCCGACCCACTCGGGCCCACCAGAGCGATCCGCGCCTTAAGCTGCGCCCGCGAAGCAGGCGAAAAGATACCCATATCGTGCCCCCATACCAGATAAAAAACAGTCAACCAACAAAACCCACACAACCGCCAGTGAACCACCCGAGAAAAACCAGAGCCACCCAATCAAGCCGCGCTAGAATCTCCCAATTCGCGCTGGTCGAGCAACTCGACCAACCGCACCAACTGCGCCGGCGTCAAAATCCGACGCAAAGAAACCACAATCCGATCTAGATCCACCCCACCCCCATCAACTGCGCCGCATTCTGCGCCGCCCAAACCAAAATCAGCCAATTTCCCCGGGCTATTCGACCCATCACCTAGTCCACGAAGGACTAGGCATTTTGTTGACATGGGTTGACTGGGGGAGTTGGTGCCGTTTTGACCGCTATATTCGGCTTTCAATGTCCCCGTATGTTCCCCCGTCTCACAGCATGTCTGCGCCGCTTTTTGCGCCGTCTTGGTCGAGTGCGCCGCTTTTTGCGCCGCTTCTCTCGTCTCTTTCTGCCCGCTCGAATCGGCTGGCTGGCGGTAGCTGTGGGCGGTGAAGTCGTCGTCGATCGCGTGCAGGTAATGCTTCGCCGCGGTCTGCGCCGAGTTGCCCATCCATGCGGCGACGACGTGCGCCGGCACGGTGCGGGTTAGCTCGGTCTGTCGGGTGGCGCGCAGGTTGTGAAAGATCCTGGGCCACGGATCGATGCCGGCGTGGCGCAGGATGCGCGCGAAGTCGAGACGCAGGGATCGCGCCTTACCTCGCCGGTGCGTAATCACGTACTCGCCGTGTTGGTCGCGTGCAACGCTCTGCAAATACGGCACGAGCTGCTTGAAGAGTGGCGCTACCCGTAGGCCGCTCTTCGGTGAATCGATATGGATGACGCCCTTTTTCCAATCGATATCCGACCAGCGGAGTGCGTGCAGTTCCGATGGCATGCGGAGTCCAAGATAGCGGCCCAACACAAAGATCAGTCGCCACTGGTCGTCGGGGCACGCGGCCAGCACGCGCGCTGCGGTCGCCTCGTCGACGAAGTGGAATTTGTCGGGGTTCGCGTCGTCGGTCGTTTTGAAGCCTTCGACCGGTTGGCGCTCGATCATCTGGGATTTCACAGCGGCCCCAAAAAACCACTTCGCGCGGCACAGGTGCTTGGGCACCGTCGAGCGGATTGCGCGGCCCTTGCCGCTGGGCTTCGGTGCCGCCAACCACTGCTCCCAGCGCACTATGTCATGCGTGGTGATTCTGCGTATGTCGTGATCGGCACCGAAGAACGCGACCAGCAAATGGCGCGTCTCCTGGTATTTCTTGATCGTCGCCGGCGCCCAATTCGGCGCGCGCAAGGTGATCTGTGCGTCCAAGAAATCCGCCAGTGACGATGCCTGCCTTTCGGCAGCTAGTCCGACTCGCACGAGGCGATCGTGTGTCGTGTCATCCAGGTCGGCGACCCAGCGCTGGAGTTTGGGCGGCAGGCTGGTGATGCCGTATCTCTGGCAGTCGGCCAACTGTTCGATATGCTGGCGGACTTGCTCGGCCGTCGTCTTATTGGCGCGGCCCAAACGCACGGTCTTTCGCGATCCGTCGCCGGCGACGAATTGGACTCGCCAGGTCTTGCTCTTGCGATCTTGGGTTTTGCTCGCCATCTCTGCACATCTCCTATTGTTGGTCGTCTTGCACTGGTGGGCAGCCGTCGGCTACCCAGCGGTCGAGGTCGGACCGGCGCCAGCGCACCATTTTGCCGATCCGCATCGGCTGCGGAATGCCGCCCCGCGCGGCCAAGCGCGAGATGTGCCGCGGTGTGCACGCCAGGTACTCGGCCACCTGGTCGCGGGTCAGCAGCTCGCGCTCGTTGAGTTCCATTTTGGAAATCCGCTGGTCTGGGAAAGCTGGTCCATTGGTGTCAGCTTAAAGCATTTCAAGTCCGCGGTCAACAGAAATTTCCGACACTTAGCTGCTTCGGTCTCCCTTTGCTTTGATACTGTGTTTGTGTTTCGGACTTAGTACGGCGATCAGCTGATCGAATGTGTCGAATTGGCGCACGTGACTCAAGCAATGAAATACGTTCTCGCGCGGCCCCACGATCCACACAGCGCGGCGCGTGGCCAAAGCCACACCAAACTCGACATGGCGTCCGCCGCGGGTCTTGCTCGATCGTGGGTGCTCGGTGAATGATATCACGATCTGCGCACGCATCAGGTCATGAATGTCCTCGGTCGCAAACCGTTCCGCGGCGCCGCCCGAGCCCAGCGTGTCGTCATCGGCTTGATGATTTCCGTGCAGCCACCGACTTGTGACCGTGTGCCGCAGATCTTCGAGTTGCTTGCGATACCCGCACAACTCAAGACGCCGGCTGTATCGCGCTGCCAAATAAAAGTCCATTTCCGTTTTCCTCAGTTCGTGAAACTGAATTGGGGTGATCGATTCATACAGCCTTATAAAGGCGGAAGTTCACGGACCCTTAAATCACTCGGCCACTCGTCCCAGTTGCCGCCATGAGTGCCGCCTATCGTCACGGGTTGATAGTTATCGTAAACCACCGCTCCCAACTGCTTGAGAAAATAGGGGACCTCGTGCTGTCGACACTGTCTTAACAGGTCGCGTGCCCACAAGAGATTGAATTCCGCGGCGCTATGTCCGGACTCGCCGCCTTGAATCACCCAATCCAAATGCGGTAGCCATGGGGTGATCGTGATCTGCTCGTGCTGCGGCTCTACCGAAAGGAAGCGGATCGTGCTGGCACCGCCGACGCGCAGCAGATCCGCAATTCGGCTGGTGGTCCTTTGGTTGGTAATGCTCGTTCCCGGCCACAGGTTGTTTGGCCATTGGATTCGGTGCTCTAACAGCCAGCGATAAAACCACGCCATCCTACTGGGTCGCTTCGTCAGCCAGAGCCAGCAATGACGCTGGCCGGCAACCGACGTTACCACATCGATCACTTCTTTTTTGAGGTACGCAAAATCAACAGCGCTCGACAATGCGTCGGACATATCCGACACGAAAATCAATCGGGGATAGTCGTTGAGCCACGGTTTATCCGGCCGGCACTGGCCGCTCAAGTCGCGCCACTGCGCCGCGGTCGCCATGCGTCCGGGGAAGAGGGTCACTTGCTCAAACGACGGTGCATAACCTTTAATCGATTTTCCAAAGCGCCGATGAAGTACACCGGCATAACACTTTTTTGTGTGGTGATACCACAATTCACACCCATCGCAGCCCATCGTCGGATTGCAGGTCGAATCGCACCACTGGATTTTTGTCGAAATGGCCATACGTCATCCACTCTTGCGACGAGTTCGGAACCAATATCGTACGCGAAACCACTGGGCATCGATCCGGCGGGCGCGCTCGGCACAGCCGCACGATGGTAGGTCCGCGGCCGATCGCACGAGATTGACTAACCGCGCAATGCCGATCAGGACCAACAGCTTGTGTAATCGCGTGGCGGGCCCCGCCGGCGGCGCAACCCTGCCGCTATGCTTGGCCGGGCAGTTGCGGTGCAGGCCGATCTGCCCCGCCTGGCCGCAAGCCGGACACGCGCCGCTTTCCAGGTCGCAATGGATATCGGTCATGGCGCCAAGATCCTCAGTTCGCGACTGAGATTGTCGGGATCCCATACAAATCCTCCCTCGCTGTCACACGGGCCCGTGCATTCACCACTGCTGGTATGACTGCCGAACCAGCCGGTATCGGTGACATCCTGCCAATCCACCGTTGGATCGTTTTGGTTGAAAGGGATATTGAGATTGTCGACCCACTTAACTATCGGGTCCAGCGTAAAGCGAGGTCGGCTGGCGATCGTCGCGTCGGTCCCATCATTACAGCGGCAGAGGATGTCGCCGTCGGCGTCGCGCGTGGCTCGGTAGACTTCGATCTTGTGAATCGATTGCTCGCTGTTGATGCACGCGCTACATATGCCGGGACTGTGGATCGGCTGCCAACCGACGAACGCGACAAACGTATCAAAGATCGTTGATTCGGGACCACATCCCCAGAAGGAAGCTCCGTGATCGTAGACCCAAGCGCAACGAGTGGCGCAATAGTTGTCTCCGAAAATGTTATAAATGCCGATGATACCGAAATTGGTTAGACTGAAACTGGCGTTCAAAACGCTGAAATCGCAGTTGCACTCGTCTTCTCCGCAATCAATAAAACCGCTGTGGCGCAGCTCGACCGATCCGATCAGGCCGTCCCAGTACGGACAATGTTTCGTGGGCGGGCAAAGACAACAACAGGGCCACTGGGCCATCGATCATCCCTCCAGACAGCGTATTTGGGAGGCGTAAAATCCTTGCGACTGTACTTCGCGCCAGCGCACCTCAATTTTGTCTCCAGCATTTCCTCCCATGCCGAACTCGTTGGTGACTGTGGCGGACCCGGGACCGCCGAAGCCGTCCATCGCCACCATGTTGATGACACTGATGTTGGTGGCGCCGATGCCAAACGTCGTCTCAACCTCACCCAGCCAGGTTGTGGTCGGCTGGGCTGCGATGATGTGCCAGTAGCCTGACTGGTTATCCCACGCGAGCGCCACCCAGATATCGGACCAGATTTTGGTAAATAGCCGATTCATCACCGAGGTTGCATCCAGCCCGGTATCGGCCGGCGTGCCGTTGCTCGCGTTGCTCCAGATGCGCACGGTGCCTTGGCTGCCATTGGTCAGGTCGCTATCTGGTTTTCCCCACAGTATGCCGGGCTGCTCGATCGGCAGCCAGACTTGATGGTTGGTGTCGTAATAACAGATCCTCCATTCGCCTTCCAGATAGATGCCGCGTGCGCGGGGTGCACCGACCTGGTCGACGATCCGCTCATCGTCGAGTTGCGAATCATCCACGGAGTTAAGCCACGACGTGCCCAGCCGGCGGATGAGCTCTCCATCCTTGTCGATCTGCTGGCCGTCAACATCTTCGGCCAGCTCGACCAGACCCATGCGCAGCCGCGAATGCGCGTCAACATGCTGACGCCCGCCTGCGTTGACGGTGGCCAGATTATTGCCACCGGCCAGCGTCTGATTCGCCCGCCGCACCAGCCGATTGTACCCGCTCACGCCGTCGGCCGAGATCGGATCTCCGGGGCGAACTGTTTTGATGGGGCTATCAGCCATGTCGGGTCACCATCGGTAATGTTAGATAACGGTGCACTGGTCTATTCCGGGGCTGCATCATGGGATCACCCCGGAACGAAATGAACGATGCCCTTGGCCTTGTCGTGGTTTGTGAGCCATAGCAGATACACATCGACTTGCAGGTCCACGACAATCAACAGAATCGCCGGCCGGTCGGCCAATGCCTGCCCGCCGTCATCACGCACGATCAGCGAATCGGAACCAACCTGGGCAACACGTATGCGAGGGCCATTGTCGAGATCGAGGTAAACCTCCACCTCGGACGAACAGCCACTTTCAACGCGCGATTCGAGCATACTGCAACCCAGCGATCATGCAAACGGACTCACAAGCGACACAAAGACATTAGTCGACACAAAGACATTAGTTCTCGGTCGTAAACAGATCATCGAAATCGCCGTTATCATACGGTCCGTCTCCGGCGGTCGGCGGGTCGCCGTCGATCTTGGCGCCGATCAACTCCCACCCGTCATCCTCGCGAAAGAGCTTGTTCCAGCTATTCGACGCGGTGGTCGTCTTCTCAGCGAAGACCAACTCCAGGTCATAAAGCGTGGCGTTTTCACCGAACTCGAACTGCGTTGATATTCGGGCACCGAGAAATAGCAGGTTCCCCTGCGGCGCAATATCGAGGTTGGGCAGGATCACATTGAAAGCGTTGACCTTGCCGGCCAGGTCGCGGATGGCGGTGACCGGCGGATCGGGATGTCGCTGATAGCGCACCGTATGGTTGACGATGCTGATCATCCGGCCGACGTTCATATCCGACTTCAGCGGCGCATCGTCACTATCCCACAACCACTGGCTGCCCGGCACGGTCAGCACTTCGCTCGATACGTCCGCGCCGTAATCGATCAGCGTGCCCGGAATGATCCCACCCCAACCCTCGCCACTCCCCTCGGTCTGCGCGTTGCTGTGGGTCTGGTATTCGGCAGATAGTAGCACGCCGCCGGGAAAGCGATTTGTGCCATTTTGCAAGCTTGTGGCTGTCCCGTCGATCTTTTCGCCGTCCAGCGGCTCGGCACTGACACTGGTGACCAGCGCTTGCGGGAAGCCGGGAAACGGGATACCCTCAGTGAAGGTGATCTGCCCGCCGACGCGCGTATAACTGCCCAGCAACTGCTTGGCCAGCGCGACCGCATCGGCGTCGGCGACCACGAACAGGCGACGTCCGCGAAAGCCGCCGGTCCCCAGAGACCACGTGGGCGAGCCTTCGAATTCCTCAAATGCGATGGTCATGTTGGTTTGTTGAACTGAAACACAAGGAGATGGTCATGGGACGCAGCGTAATGGTACGTGGTATTGTTTGGGTTGGTCTGTTTGTCTCGCTGGCCGGATGCGGCCGGCCGCCGGTATCGCAGTTGACGACCCCAGTCGAGCCGCCGGCCGGGTTCGACGAATTCCGCCGCTGGGTCCTGGAGGATTACCATAGTCCGATCGACGGGCGGCGCTTGGTTTCGGATGTCACGTTTCGATCACCGAACACCGCGCGAATTGAAATTATTCCCGAGTCCTGTCCCGCGCCCCCCGACGATGATTGGCTGCTGCCGCTGTTGGCCCTCTATGCGCGCCATTGGCTGGTTGATGCTCATCCCACGTCCGCGACATGCGCGCTGGTGTTGTCCGACGACCACGTTGTCGCATCGATCACCTACCATCGGCGCCGGCTGAGCATGGTGAACCCTAATTAAAACTGGCTCTCAGCTCACTGAGCCGGCTAAGGGACTTGCTGATTTTGCCAAGCAATTCATTGCGGTCCTCGTCTAGTTTTTTGAGCGCCGCGGCCCGCCGCTCTTCCTCGCTGTTGGAGCGTATGCTCTCTTGGATAGCGCGGGCGAAGTCCGCCGCACCAAAGTTTTGGAAACCACGTTCTTGACGCTGATTCAGGGCGGCGATTTGACGGTCGACATCAGCCAGCGCGGCGTCATCGTTACTGAGTCGCTGCTCCACGGCCGCTATCTGCTTTCGCTCGCCTTCGGCGATCCGCGCCGCCGATCCGAACAGCAGGGGAAGCCCGCTTTTTTGCAGCGCGTCGGATATCGCGCTGATAATCGTGTCGGGATCGTCCAGCGCATCGGCGGTCGAGAATGCCGCCTGCAAGCCGGCGTCGGTCGCCCCGGATACCGCATCGGTGATGCCGCTGAGCAGCGGTCCTAATAGACTATTGGACGTGGACTGCCGCTGCGCTTCATTGAGGCGCCTCTGAAAATCACGCACGATTACCGGCGAAGTTGCGAAATCAGGCAGCGCCGATGTTTGACGCTGTGGTGATGCGGCGAATCGCCTACGCTCGGCGTCGGTGGTCAGCGCAACCAAGCCCGCCACGTGATCGATTTCTTTCTGCGCCGCGTCGAATTTTCCCTGGTCGATCAGGCCTTGGACACGTTCGGGAAAGTTCAGCTTTCCGGTGACCGTGCGTCGACTGCTAGCGTTTTCTTTGCGCGCCTGCCGGCGTGCCAAAAGATCGGTCGATGCTTTGGTGACATCACTGGGCGTGTCATGCAGGATTTCAAGCACGCGCAGCAGATCGCCGTCGGCCAGGGCATCGAGCATTTGATTGAGTCGCGGCAAGACCTCGGTAGCGATGTCGCGGCCCAATCCCGTCATCTCGGCGCGCAAATCCTGCATCGTATCTTGGAATTTCTGCGCGCCGGCCGACCCAGATCGACCGAACGCCAGCCCGGTCTCTTCGACTTTAATGCGCGCCTCATCCAGCGTTGCGATCGTCAAGCGGATCAGGTCGACCCCCTCGGTATCGAATATCTTGAAGGCAGCGCGGATCCGGTCGTTGCGCGGTAGTTGCTGTAGCGCCGCGATGATCTCGCGGAATGTCTGCGCCGGGTTCTGTTTGTTCAGCCGCCGCGCGTCGAGGTTCAGCTCGCGCAGCACGTCCCGCGCCTCCCCCATCCCTCGCGCCGCCTCCGCAACCCGGCGAATCATGCGCTGTATCGCCGTGTTGATCGTTCCCTCGGCGATCCCCTCGCGGCCGGCGGCGAACTGCAGCGCGACCAGGGCCTTTTCGCTGACCCCCAGCTTGCGCGCCGCCTTGGCGATGCGGTCCATCTCGTCGGCGACGTCCGACAGAGCGCGAAACAGCGCCTGCGCGGTACGCACGGCGAACAGCGCTGCGATGGCGGATGCGGCGCGGGAAGCGAGTTGGCTGAGACGACCGAGTCGCTTGCCGTTGCGCTCCAGCGCGTCGGCCAACTTTTGGTCTTTGGCCGACAACCGGACAAAGGCGTCGGCCAGGAGGAATTTGGTCAATGCCATCAGATGCGCCTCATATGCCTTGCGATCCAGTCGTCGAGGTCGGCTTTGCGCGCCGCGGCGCGGCTGCGCGCCACCTCGCGGTTGCGGGTCGCGCGGTGGCGTCCCTCATCGTCCAGCGCGCGGTAGTGCGTCAGGACTTGGGCCAGCGTCATCGCTCCGATGTCGGCTTGGGTCCAGCCGTTTTTTTCCGCCAGCGACTGCGAAACTTCGCGCCAAGGGATGCCGTCGTCCGTGTGATCCTCCGCGCCATCCTCCTGAGGCGCGAGCGGAAGTTTCCCACCGGCATCCCGTCGGCGGTCGCGTCGGCCATGGCGAAGGCCTCCACCTCCTCATCGCGCATCGAGGTCAATAATCGATCGACGTCCGCTTCGGTCAACTCAGGATGGTATCTGCGAAATCGCAGCCAGTTGCGAAACGACTCGCCCCGAGGCGTTTCGTACCAGGCCAACACGTCCTTGAGTGTCACCTGGTTGCCGCCGCGGTAGTCGCGATAGGCGATCGCCAATAGCTGCTGGGCCTGCTTCTCGTCGGCGTCGGCCTCTCGCAGCACGCGCAGCGCCGCGGCGCCGGGCGACTCCAACGACAACTCGATCTTACCGGCCGCCTCGGCATGATCGCGCAGCGTCAACGTCGTCAGCCGATACGGCCGGCCGTCGATCTGCACCGATACGGTCGGTGGAAACTGTTCGGTAAGATTCATAACATCCTAACAAACCGAAGGGTGCTGCAAATTAGGACGAAAAGCCGACATCCGTGCCGACGCGCCGGATCAGGCATACGTCGGCTTGGTGATCGCCGCGGTTCCGCTGAAGCTGGCGGTACCGCCGATGAATTCGCCGTCGTTAATGTCGACGTCGTCCCAGGCAATTTCGTCGATGATCGCCGGCACGGTATAGAAACGCGTGTCGTCGAGATACAACTTGAGCGTGACCGCCGATCCCTCGTCAAAGTCGTCGGTGATCGGGTCGGCGTCGTCGAGGGTGAAGGAAATCGAACCGCTCGAATCCTTCACGCCCGCGGTGCGCGTCTTCCAACCGGAGGTGCCCGAGGTGGCCCGCGCCGGATTGTTGGAACTGGTCGTCAACTGCCAGGAGTGGATGTGGGCCAGCTCCGTGCCGCCGATTTCGACCTTGCCGTCTTTGCCGCTCAGCGTTGCCATGGTTTGGGTCTCCTTGTTAGATTGTTAGAACTGGGGGAGCGCGGCTCACATCGACCACGATCTCTTAGGCGAGGCCCAGCAGCGCGATTTTGTAATCGACCGATCCGGCCCCGTCGTTGGTGATGCGCAGGATATCGGCGGTGCCCGAAGTGACCGCCCAGCCGCTCAACACGTTGGCCAGCACTAAGGGACTACTGGCGGGGATCTCGATTTTGCTGGTGGCCGACGCATTGAACGGAGTGACGATACTGTTGGAGACCGACGAATCGATATAAAGATCATCGCCGTCGGTCGTCGAGGTATTGTGAATCAGGATCGCCTTGAGAATCGAAAAGCTCGACGTAACCGACGTACCGAAGATGGTGCGCGTCAGCGCCGTCAAATCGAGATCGTCGTTGGAGGCTGCCGACAACGAACGTGAGTCGTGCCACAACTCATTGACCTGATTGTCGCCGGTGCCGTTGGCCAACGACACCGTAAAGTTGATGCTGGCCACATCGTCGACGCTCGACAGATCGAGCGCCTCGGTCTGGTTCCACTTCAACAGCGCTTGCAGCGTGCCGGTCACAATATCAGCCATGGGTCGCGGTCCTCACAAGAAAAGTTACGTCGATGTTATACATACCGCCGGCGTCGGTCTCTTCGCGATCCTGGCGCTTGACGTCATGGATCGTCAGCCCGTCTCCCCGGATCGTCGGGCGCCGGAATCGCTCTTCCAGCGTATCGATCAGTTGCTTGGCCTTCGACAGATTGAAGTGCCACAGCGAAAAAACATACGTCTTACTAATCAGATCGATGCCGCTGCTGGCGGCGCGGATATCTCCGTCCGGACCGCTCAACAGCGCCAAATACGGCACGTCCCCGCGTTCGACGGGCACGCCATCTTCGTCGAGTGGCGGAACCCGCAGGGTAAAAAAACGGTCCGCTCCTAACAGATCCGTCAAGGGACGGTAGGTGACATAATGGCGCCGCAAAAGCTGTTCGACCGAATCGCTCATCGTCGCCACCCTCCGGTTGCCGCCAACTCCGCAATGCGGGCACGGTTCTGATTCAGCGCCTTGACCAGGTGCGGACGCTGGCGGAACAGTTCTAAAATCAGCATGTGCCGGCCGCTGCGGCGCCATCCGACACGGCTGGTCAATGATGCCGAGTCATGCTCGGTAGCGATGCTCCGCTGACCTTGCCCGGTGCGCTTATGCGGCGACTGTCCGGGACGGCTGGGGTTGGTGTAGATCGTGCGCGTGCGCCGATTGCCGCGCGCCGTGCGCCGCTTGACGCGCACCTTTTTCGGTCCCGCCGAGGTGTTCACCAGTCCCTGTGCTTGCTTGACCAAAAACTGTGCGGCGAGCTGGACTCCTACCGATTCGCGCCGTCGCGCTTCGGCCAAAAATTTGCGGCGATTGTCTTTTAGGATGCGAAGAGCCAAGGCGTCCTCCTCGCGATCACGCTTTGCAACTCGCCGATCTCGGTCGGTTCGATTGATTCGATCATATACGTATTGCCGTCGGTATCGACCAGGTAATGGACGGCCAACAGCGCCAGCGCCGTCTCGACGCGAATCACATACGATCCGTCGACATAGCGCGTGTTCCGCTCTTCGGCCATGTCGCGGGTCAACGTCTCGATGTGTGCGCGCACCGGCCCGGTAACATCGCGTGGTGCGTACTGGGGTTCTCCGTGCGCGCCATGCGTAACGTGCGACTCGATGACTCGCACGTGATCCGTCAGTCCCGCCTCCAGTGCCAGGTTGCGGGTGTTGCACTTCCAGACCGACCGTTCAACTTGGCGGACCAGCTCGAAAATGGTCCAGACTTCGGCGCGGGCATCGGTGATCGTCGAGCCTAGCGCGATGTCGGCCACATGCTCCGATTCGGGAAACTGCCATACCGTCAGCCTACGCAAGGTTCCAGCCGAGTTATCGACCGGCTCGTGCTCGATGGCCGCTTGATGCGCGTAGGAAATCGTGCTGGTGACTCCGGCGCGGTCGGTAAGGGTCACCTGCTCGGTACCGTCGACCACGTCGCGAAAATCGTTATCGACTTGGAGTGTGACCATCACGCCGTCTTTTGTTAGGAAATGATCTACAAAAGGTTGCCGATATCAACACACGATACTGATATCGACACCCCCGGGGCCGACGCAGCGCAGAGGTGCAGATGCGCTGCGCCGGCCCGCCGTCAGGTCAACCACAGTGAGGTATATCACTGCTTCACGCGGCTCACGACGGATCGTTACGGACAATCGCACGCGGCTCGATCACCGCGGCGGCCCCGCGTTCGCGTGCTTTGAACGTCGCCACCACGTCGCGCATGAAGTTTTCGCCCGTGTCGCTGGTGTCTTGCACCACCGACAGCGGCCAGTTTTCGATATACGCGAATGCTCGCGTGATATCGCCCCAGTACCAGGTGTTGGCAGTGACCGACGCGGCCGATTGACGATCGGCCAAAAGCTGCGAGGTCACGATTCGGAACGCGGGAATCGTGCCGTCATCGACCGGATTGGCGCTGGTGACCAGGGCGCTATCATCGCCGATCGCCGTGGCATTGCGCACCCGATTGGCCGTGGCGCGCAGGGCCGGAGGACAGACCAGGTGACGCGACGGCAAAATAAAGTGTTCGCCGGTGTCCGGGTCGGTCATCGCCAACAACACCAGCTCAGCATTGTCGATGTCGGTATAATCGGCCAGCACATTGACGCCAGCCTGGTTGTCCCAGGGCGTGGCGATCTGGTAGGTGGCATACGTCGTGCCGTCGACACGAAAACGGTGCGCCGTGGTATTGCCGTCGATCACCGCGTCGATCACGCGGATCTCTTTGTTGAGCGCCAGGCCCTCGCCGGCGAGCGCGGCGTTGCGCATCACGATGCCGGTCTGATCGAAAAACACGACTTCTTGAGTCACCTGAACCGCGAAGCCGCGCTTCTTGGTCTCGGGCGTCTCGATCTTCCGTTCGGCCATGCCGGCCAGAGGGTATGGCATCCCCTCATCAATCACCACCGCTTCATCGCCGGGAGTCGAGACCGCCGAAATCGTCTCCCGCGTCATGCTGGAGGGGATCGTCGGAATCAAGTCAGTGAAGACGCGCGGCACGGTGGCGAACGCCTCGCGCACCTTGGCCATCACGAACTGTTGGGTGAGGGTCACGAAGTCGGCCACCTTCACCGCGTCGGCCGTCTCCATGATGTCTTGCCAGGCGTGCGACTCGGCATGGGGATTGAGACTGTTGACCCACTCATGGCCGACGACGGACTCGGCCAGCCGGCGAATCGAAAGGTCGCCGCAGGTGACGCCGCTCCGCTCGTCGTCGATCGCCTCGCAAAGTTCCCGCATCGCCCGGTTGCGGTCGGCCACATAGAGCCGCCCAAATTGTCGATAACTGATCGCGCCCATTATATGTGATTCCCCAGTGTTAGATGGATTGTTAGGATCGTATCATGCGGTCCGTCGCGCAGGTGCGCTCTGCTTAATCAGCGGACGCCGGCCGCCAACAGCGCCTTGCAGTTGAGCGTCTCGACGTTGGCGCCCCCCGCCTTGATCTTGAAGACGGCGGCCATCTCGGTCGGCGTGCCCAAGGCGTGCTTGCGCTGGTAGACGTGCACGCCGTCGAGATAGAAATTCACTCGAATCTCGGTGGCCGAAACGCTGACCACTTCGATCTGCATGTTGAATGCGCCACCGGCGGCGTGCGCCACGCCATCCAGCGCGTTGGCGGCGGTCAGCTCGGCCTTGTGCTGGTCGGTACCGACCGACACGATGATGTTCCAGTTGGTGCCGCCGTCGACCTTGAAGAAGCCGGCACCCGACATGTCGACCTTCGGGCCGGCGCCGTCGTCGACCATCAGATCGGCATCCGGCGCGTTGGCGAAACCGACATAGACGTTGGCGTCGTCGGTGTTCGCCTCGGTGTACGATCCGATGAACTGGCCCCAAAACGGCTTGTCGTCGCCGAACTTGAAGTGCTCGGGCGTGTTGACCAGCGAGGCGTCATTGTCGGTCGCCGCGGTCGGAACGGTCAGCGATCCGCCAGCCGTATCGGCGACTGCCACCGTGCCGTTTTCGGCATTGTCGATCAGCGGCAGAAGCTGATTGGCGTACCACTCATACTTGAACTGATCGTTGCCGGCCAGCAGCGAATCGGCGAGGCGTGGGATTTTAGTCAACTTCGGATCTCCTGTGAAAAGCAGTGCCTGGGATTAGCCAGGCGATGTGGTTAACCAGTCTCTGGCAAACGAGTCGCGGCTGCCGTGCGGCGGCTACCGCTTGCGGCGGATGGCCGAAGCGGCCAGGTCGTCGACGTTTTCGGTCGTCTCGGCGCGCTCGCTGCTGCGGGGTTTGGCGTCCTTCGTGGCGGCCAGGCGATCCAAGACGGGGATCAACTGGTCGTCGCTCAGGCCGACCAGCGATTCGACCAGCGCCGCATCGTGGGTGATCTTGCGATCGTCGAGCCGCTTGACGATTTCGGCCCGCCGCTCGGCTGCCTTTTGGGCGCGCCGCAGCTCGGCCACCTCGGTGCGAAGCTGCCGGTTTTCTTCGACCAGCTTCGCCTGATCGTGGCCGTCTCGCTGTTCGGCTTGGACCTGCTCGGTGACCTCGCGAGTCAAGGCTGCGACCAGCTCGGGGTAACTCTCGCGCAGTTGCCGCGTGTCGGTGGGTGTTTCCATGGTGGTCTCCGATTCGTAAAGACTGTGAGTGGTGGCAGGTTGAGGCGTGATATCCACGCTCTTGACCTCCTTAATATGTTCGACGAGCTCGACACGCCCGTTATGACGGGTGCGTGCGATAACTCGGTGACTCAATCCGACGCGAGCCGGGGCATGCTCCGCGTCATAGACGAACTGCTCGGCGAGGGCATGCCGCGGGTTGTAGTGCAGATCCGCGACCAGATCGCCTTCGAGAAACCGGACGTTGCGAATCGTACCAAAACTCTCGGCATACTCGCGCGCCGTGCCCGAGGTGCCGTGCCCGATGTAAGACGTCTTGCCTTCATAGAGCGGCGCTGCGGCCAACAGCGTCTCGGGCGGATAGTGGCGCCGGTTTTTGCTGGTGCTGCCGACGATCTTCACATCGCGCACAATGTGTTGCGACGCGTCGTGATTCATCGGCCGCGTGCTGGTGACGCGCTCTTCCAGCAGACGATATTCGTGGCGCTTGGGAAGTGGGAGCGGGTTACTACGCAGTCTCACGGCACGTCTCCTAAGTGTTTTGATGTGGCGGATGATTCATAAATCGATCACCGGTGAGGCATAACAGCGGCAGTTCGGCTCGTCGGGCAAGTGGGGCAGCGGGTCGCCGTTGTCGGCCACATAACCTTCGCCGCGCCGGATATACCGCCGGCCGTGTCGTTCTCGGTGCGCCGGCCGCGTGTGTGCATCGAGTGTGGCGAGTACCTCGACCTGATCGATATGGTCTTGTAGACCACGCCATGATTCGCGGTTGGCCAGTTCCGCGACCCGCAGCGATTCGGTGCGCGCGATCCGCCGACTACGAAAAAGCTGTCCTTCGACGACGTCGCCCAGTCGCCGCGTCAGCGTCTGTTGGGAATCCCCCGCGCCGAGGCTGTCGACCAAGATCGAGGCGATCGACTGCATCTGCCGGTCGTCGGCCAGGCGGCGCAAGCGGTCGACGAACGTCTCGCGCGACGACCAGATCGACTGCCGCAACAATGCCTCGACCCGGTCCCGGCCCAGCGGCGGAAACAGCACACCCTCCAGTTCCGCCAGCGTCACATCGGTGCGACCACGCAGACGCGCCAGATCATCGACGATCGAGACGCCGGTCGGGTCGTCGTTATGAAGCCTGCCGGCGGCCGGCTGCTCCGCTTCGACCAAAGCGCGGATCACGCGATTTCCTCGGCGCCGCAGCTCTTTACCCATCGCCGCCGACGCCGCGGTGTAGCTGATATCGAGCTGATCTCGCAGACTGTCGCGCAGCGCCGGCACCAGCCGGCCGGGCAGCTCCCGCAATCTGCCGGCAACCTGGCCGATCGTATCGCCGCGCGCCACCGACCGGCGCAGATCGATGCCCCAATCGACCACGATGCGCGTCGTGCGGCGCTCGGTCTGTGCGGCGCGGCGCATCGCCGCGTCATGGTTTCGGCGCTGATCGGCAGCCAGCGTCATGCTTGGCCCCTCCCGATCATGCGCGCGGCCTCGGATTGGGTGACCCCCAGGCCGACGACCAACTGGGATATCGCAGCGTCCCGGTCCATCTGCCCCGTCTTGACCGCGGTCGCCAAATTGCTGGCCACCTGAAGCTGGGCACCGTTGAGTGCGGCGCGCGACGAACTCTCTTCGGCTGGCGACTGCTGGCCGACCATCGCCTCGGCGTCGTCGCGGGTGACCCGCAGCGCCACCACTAACTGGGATATCGCAGCGTCTCGGCCGAGTTCACCGAGCCGGACGGCGCGCGACACGCTCAACACAAAACTCAGTTGGCCGGCGTCGAGTGTGGCGGGGAGTCC